AAGTCTTACATTGATATTGTAGAAGAGATATTACTCAAAGGTCCTTATATTATTGAGAAGACTCCAGACAATAATCAGAGAACTGGTAACTGGGCAACTTCTAGAACATTCTCTAATCTTAATATCCTTCCAGGCAACTATGATGGTGGTCCTGGGTTGTTTGCAGAATGTAGTGATGTTCAGTCTGCACTTGACTCTTTATATTCTAACATAGAGACAGTATTGAATGGTGGTACTGCTACTAAATCTCTACCTGATTATTTCAATGGAGAAAACGTTGAATTTGAATTGTATTACAATGATAATACTATTGTTAATACATCTGCAAAAGAAGATTTATTTGTAGTTATTAATGGCGTATTCCAAAACGCAAAATATGATGATACTTTCCCAAGAGTTAATGCTTATAGCATCAAGAGAGTAGATGGATCAGATCCAGATAGAATTGTTTTTGCAGAAGCACCTAAGTGGGAACAAGAACTAAACACTTTAACTGTACAGGAACCTCTAGCAGTTGAGAAATTCTATGCACATAATGTTGGAAGATATTTACGTCTACAAATTGATGAGAATAATCTTAATGGTAAAGCACGAGGACCATTTATTATGAAAGATGAAGAGACTAAAGATGCTGTTGTTGTTGATGATGATAGATTCCTTTTAGTCTTTGTTGATGGTGTCTTACAAGAGAGAGAAAAAGCATACAGTATTAATGAATCTAGTATTACATTCTCTAAAGGTCCAAGAGCAGGACAAAGTGTTGATATGATGTTATTAGTTGGAGATAATCAAGATCAATTACTCGATGCATTTAATGTTGATACTGATTCATTCTATAATGAAGTTACTGTTTCTATTACTGGTACCGATCAATATAGTACATTTGTATCACTTATTAATGGTAGGGACAATGCTCCTGTATATCAGAAGTTCAACATAGGACAACCAAATGTGATAACTAAGACTATTGGTGAGGTTAAATATTGGGAAACAACATCTACTGGATGGAAGTTTGTAATGCTCACTAGTATGAACCCTGAGATTGACTTGACGGAACCGTTGAGAATTTCTAAGGGGTTAGATTTTGGTGGAGCATTTGATTTGCTTGACTTGTCTAGCGCAACTGCAACAATTACATACAACGATAGAGATGACAGACGATATCTTAGAAAAAACACTGCTTCTTGGTTATATCATCATGATAAGCCTACCATCCAAGATCTAGAGCCTGGAGACAGGATTCAGATTGATGGTGAAGAAGAATATAGAATAGTTAAAAACGTACCAAACGAACTTGCAAGTTTGGCGTACAATCCAAACACTCAACTTTCTGATGTTGTTGGTATTGTATCTGTTTCTAACTATAATGGAGTTACTTCTGGTGAAGGATTAGATGTAGTAGCAAACATCGTTGGTGGTGTTGTTACTTCATTGACTTGGAATCAGAGAGACATTACTAAAAACCCAACTGCATCTGGTTACTCTATTGCACCACAGTTGGTGTTTGAGAGTGTTGATCAAGCAGGTGGTGGAGCAAAAGCAGAAGTTATTTGTGAGGGAGGTGATGTGATTGATGTTATCTTGACTCAAGGTGGTAGTGGATATACTACTGCTCCTAAGGTTAATATAACTCGTGGATACAATATTATTAAGAAGCATCGTCAGTTTGATACTAAGTATCAGAAAACGATCAATAGACTTGCTCCTGCTGCACTCGCAACATTTGCTTCCTCTGCTGTTGTAGTAGATGAACTTAAGCATGAGAGAATTGAACAGACTGAAGTATTATCAAGTCCTTATAATTCACTCCGCGAGGTTTTACTCACAAAGTCTCTACATAGAGATGCATCTGCTATAACAACGACTCATGCTGTGACTCTCACCACACAGAGACCTCCACAGACTTCTACTCTAGCAACTGGTAGTGTAACGTTGTTAAATAACATCAAACAGATTACTTTAACTCAAGGAATCTCCACAAGTTCCGCGACCACAGTACATCTTCCAACCTTCACTCCCCCTGCAATTAGTATGGGAAGCGTAGCTGCCGCAAACGTTTATAATGCTTCCGTCTTGGATGTTGATTATACAGCAGCAGATCCGAATGTCTTTGCAACCACTAGTGGTTTCCCTGCATCTGGTATCATTCAGGTAGGTCTATATCAACTAGAATATAGTTCTAAACTGTCTGATCGTTTCGTCATTGATTATACTAGCAGTAGTACAACCCAACCTACAACAGGTGGAACAGTTACCGCAAGTAGTGTAATTAGACTGGTATAAATATAAATAACTTGGATTCAATCCTTTCGTAGCAATTCTTACGTACAATTATGTCGGCAATCATTTCTGAAAAGTTTCGCATTTTCAACGCACAACAATTTTTGGAGTCTCTAACTGAGGGACCCAGCGATACATCAACCGAAAGAACGAGGATGTACTTCTTCGTCGGACGCTCTGATGCGTGGTATGGTATTCTTGAATACTACTCGGGTAACGCTACAGCACTAGCAGTAGGTAACGAGATCTATGACGCAGGCGCAAGTGGCGCTACTGCATACGGAGCAACCACTTTCAAAGCTACGATTGAAAAGGTATTTCCTAACTACGTATTAATTTCTTCGCCTAACCCTGTGTCTGCTAACCCAACACCAGGAAACGTATTAAAAGGATATGGATCTGGATCTGATACTGGTGCTGAGGCACTATGTGGAGTATATCGTAAAGCCGACGAGAACAGTGCTCCTGCTCCTCTAGATAACCAAGAAGAAAAGTTTAGAATCTACAAAGAAATTATTGCTGCTAAGAGAGTTGAATCATCTAATGTTATTTCTGTTATACCTCGTTTAAACTGGAATACAGCATTGAACCCAACGTTCGATATGTACAAACCAGATTACAGTGCTGCACCTTCTACTGGTGGTACTGCAAAACAAACTACTAACAACTTTAATAGTCTTGGTGCAGCGAAATTGTATGTGATGAACACCAACTATGAAGTCTTCAAGTGTTTATACAATAAAGAAGACCTCGCTCCTGGTGCTAACAATGCACAGAATATGCCTACAACAGCAAATAACTATGCTAATGGTGTTTATACAGGTCCTGCTGACGGTTACGTTTGGAAGTATCTTTATACTATGACTACTGCACAAGTTATGGATTTCTTATCCAGTGACTTTATGCCTGTTGGTGCATATGCTGGTCCTGCAGTAGTTGATGGTGCAATTGATACTGTATTTGTTAAAGACGCTGGAACAGGTCTTCCTGCTAACAAAACTGGTGCTTCTGCACTTTATGGTCCTATCTTAGGTGATGGAACTGGTGGAGTCGCAAAGATTGAGACTGATGGTACTGGTACTATCACATCTGCAACTGTAGAGACAGCAGGAACTGGATACACTTATGCTAGTGTAGCACTTGTAACTGGTACTGGTACTGGTGCAGGTGGAGATGCTTACGGTCTATTTGCGGACAATACTCTTGCTACTAGTGAGACTATTGCTGGATCTGCTAAAGCAGCAGTAGAAGTTATTATTCCTCCTCAAGGTGGACATGGTGCTGATTTAGCACAAGAACTAAATGCTAAACGCATTATGGTTAATGTCCGCTTAACATATAATGAAGGACAAGGTGACTTCCCTGTAAGTAATGATTTCCGTAGAATTGGTCTTGTTAAAGATCCTCTTCAGTGGGGTTCTACTTCATTTGCAACTTCCAATACTTTAACTGGTACATATGCAGTTAGAGTTACTGGTACAGGACTTACTGATAGTAGTTTTGGAAACGATAACCAAATCAGTCAAACTGTAACTGGTGGTACTGCTAAAGGAACTGTAGTTGCTTGGGAAAGAGAAAGTGCTACTGCTGGAGTGCTTCGTTACTTCCAATCACCTGAGTCACATACTGATAGTGGAATCGTAAGAGATTTTGCTGGTGGTGCTAATCCTATTACAGACGGTAGTACAAGTGTATCAGTCACAGTTGATGGTACATACAGTCAAACACTCAACGGAGTTACTTTTGCATCAGGTTTAGCATACCCTGAGATCAAAGCGAACTCAGGAGAACTCGTATACATAGAGAACAGAAGGCTTATTACTAGAGCATCTGATCAAATCGAGGATATTAAACTAGTAATTGAATTCTAATTCCATGTTAGGTTTGGTTTACGATGCCCCAAAAGACGAATTTAAACGTATCCCCATACTACGATGACTACGATGCGGCGAAGAACTTTTATAGAGTTCTTTTCCGTCCTGGATATTCAATCCAAGCTAGAGAATTAACACAACTACAATCCATCCTACAAAATCAGATTGAGTCTCTTGGTAGACGTCAATTTAAACAGGGTGATTTAGTAATTCCTGGAGAAGTTGGATTAAATAACAAACTTGATTATGTTAAGTTATCATCTGTTACAGAAGTTGCTGTAGCGGAAGGGAATACTATTGTCTATAAAAAATATGATATTTCACAACTCGTAGGTCAGACGCTTCAGGGCATAACGTCTGGTGTTACGGGTGTTGTTGTATCTACACGTTTTTCAACTTTAACATCTGCAGATACAGTTTATGTAAACTATACTAGTAGTGGTAACTCTAGTAATGAATCTACTTTCCGTCAAGGTGAAACTCTAGAAGTTGTAGATGGCGTTAATACGCCGCTTCTAGTGGTTGGAACAGACGGAAGTGTCTTACCAACCTCGGTAACTCTTAAGGACCCTGATACAGGCGTAGAGACATCACAGACAAGTCCTGCAATGGGATTTGCATCTGCTGTTAAGGTAGAAGAAGGTATTTACTTTGTAAACGGACATTTTGTCCGCAATAACGCAGAACTTTTAATTTTAGATTCATATAGTAATTCACCATCTGCAAAAGTTGGTTTTAAAATTACAGAAGATTTAGTTACACCTGAAGAAGATTCTACATTATATGATCAAGCAAGAGGATTTGCTAACTTTAGTGCTCCTGGAGCACATAGACTTTCTGTTGATCTAGCTCTAGCAAAATATGATTTAGATGCTACAACAGACAGTAATTTTATTCAACTAATTTCTGTTAAGAATGGATCTGTTCAAAGAAAGATTGTACAGGCAGATTATAATATTATTGAAGAGACTCTAGCAAGGAGAACATTTGATGAGTCTGGTGATTATGTTGTAGAACCATTTGATACTGAAGTAAGAGAGTATATACAGTCTGGTTCTAATAAAGGAATTTACAAAAAGAATGAAGAGACTGGTTTAGTAAATGGACTAGCAGAAACAGAAGCAGCACAGAAGATGATTCTTTCTGTTGGAACTGGTAAAGCATATATTAAGGGATATGAAATCCTCAATAAGGAAAGTAAGTATCTCACTGTCAATAAGTCTCGTGAGTCTCTAGAAAGAGATAATATTACACTGAAGCATGGTGACCTTTCTAGTTTCTATCTCACTAACACATATAATACTATTCCGTTAAATTCATTTGATGCAGATTTAACCGCATACCCAACACTATTATTAAATCAAACATTTAGTGATGGATCTATTGGTACAAATGATACAGAGTCCACTACTGCACATAAACAAACTCGTTCTAGAAGAACATCTGAGTTTTCTGCAGATCAAGCAATCAAAACTCTTCTTATAAGTGTTACTTCTGGTACTACTGGTAAAACTTATGCTGATATAGATGATACTACTATTGGAACTACATTCGGTTCTTTCTGGTTAAGAATAGCATCTCAAAGCAATGATGTTCAGCAAATAACAACTCTAGCATTTTCTAAATTTAATGGTAATACTTTCTTAGGATCAGGAAATTACCTAGAACTAACTGTTGTTGGTAGAAGAGATGTTGTAGATGAACTATTAAAAGAGTATAGCGAATTTAATACTAACAAGAGAACACAATTATATTTCTCTGAGAGTGGGGCAGAATCTTCTACTGCAGGAGATTTATTTGGAGATATTATTAGTTATCAAGAATCTATTGTTCCTACAATTGGTTTAGCAAAACCAAAAAATATTTCTCTTGCTTCTAGAGGTATTGGTTTTGATCCAAACTCAGATAGAATTTTATCTAAAGGTAGAGTTGGATCTACCCCAGCATATAATGCGACTTTCAAAATGTCGTATTTCAATCCAACATTCTTAACAAGACTTACTGTTGATTCTACAATTCCACAAGGACAATTTGAAACTGGTAAGTATATTACTGGAGCTAGAAGTGGAGCATATGCTGTTATCGAAGGATCTCCTAATGGATATTTAACTTCTGGTAATAAAATTTACTGTCAATCTCTTTCTGGTACATTCCAAGAGGGAGAAACCATTGTAGATGAAGCAGGTAACTCTCTAAGAATTGCAAAAGAAAATACAGTATCTCATTTTGTTGTTGATTCTAGAGGTATTAACTATGGTGGTCTTACTGCTGCAGTTATAGATGGTGTTAAATATGATCCAGCAATTATAAAACCAAATCTAGATCCTAGTAATGGTATTTACAAACTCTCTATTGAAGATAGAGGAGGAGTTTCAGTTGAGTATGCTCAACCACCTTCTGTAGCTATCACAACTACATCTACTACATTTTCTTCCAGTAATGCTGCTGTTATTAGAGCAGTTTTATTCCAAGATGTTGTACTAACTTATACACCACAAAATGTTAAGTCAATGAGTTCTAGATTTGGTGTTGCTCCTGCAGGGGCACAAGCACCTAATCTGTTTACTTCTGATATTGAGTTTACTAGATCTTCTTACATTACATCTACTAACGTAACTGACTTTACATTCAGTGGTTCTCAAGGTAATTCATTTGTTGAGTGTACAGGTTTTGGAGGAGATGCATCCAAATTCTTAATACAAGGTGATATTGTACAATTCTCTGATACTAACAATAATCTAGTAAAAGCAGTTGTACAGCAAGCAACAAAACCTGAAGGTGTTAAAAAATCTAGAGTTTACTTAGATTCTTTACTTCCAGAAAACGTTGCGTCTACTACTGTTCTCAGAGTGAGACCCAAAGTAGACAATGTATCCAAGTCTTCTTTAATCTTCCCGACTGGTAGTAAGCAAATTAAGTCTCTTGTTAAAGGAACTGATGATACTGCTCTCAAGTATTATGCTAGAAAAGATTTTGTATTAGATTCTTCTACTTCAGGTGGTCAAATTACATTTAAAGCACAACTTGAATTTGGTACTCAAAAATTTGTATCTTTCAGTGAAGAACATTTCCTTCTTACTGTACTAGACAAAGGTAATGCAACCTCTGTTGAAACTGGTGATGTTGTTTATGTTCCAACCGATGCAGTTTCTGTAGCAGCTTCTACAGATACAACTACAGGTCTAACTGCAGGTAGTGTTACAGTTACTCTATCATCTACTTACTTTGGTTCATTGTCTGGTGGATCTACATATCCTAAACTAAAATTAACAGCAACTTTAGAAGTTACTAAAGCACGTCCTAGACTAAAGACTGTTATTAGAAATAAAAAAGTTGTAATTACTCCTGCTGGTGATAGAGTCATTCCTATCAGAGGACAGGATCAGGATGCATCAGAGATTAATACAATCTCATATTCTGATGTAATTAAACTTAACTACATTTACGAAGGTTCTACTACTGCACCTCCACAGATTGATAGTGCAGGTACATTGATTAGTGGTACTGACGTTACAAACAGATATACATTTGACGATGGTCAAAGAGACACTTTCTATGATGTTTCTAGAATTGTTCTAAAACCTGGATTTAATAATCCAACAGGTCAGATATTAATTTCGTTTGATTATTTTGATCATTCTTCTGGAGATTTCTGTGTTGTTGATTCTTATATTCATGAGGCAGGTGTTACTGCAGATGAGATTCCAACATTCAACTCTTCTGTTTATGGTGTAACAAACCTAAGAGATGTTATTGATTTCAGACCAAAAGTTGATACTGCAGCAACAATCACTGGATTCCAAGATCAGTCTAACTTTGCTAGAAATATCTTTAATGAATTCAATGGAGAGGGTGGTGTTGTAACAGCATGCCCAGCAGCAGATACTAATTTACAATATACAATTTCATTCTATCAGAGTCAATACTTAGATAGAATAGATGGTCTATTCTTAAACAAGAAGGGAGAATTCTTAGTTAAAGAAGGTAACTCATCACTTAACCCATCTAAACCTGAATTGGTAGATGATGCAATTGCACTTGCATATCTTTATATCCCTGCGTACACAACTACTAGCAAAGATGTTCGTACTATACCTGTTGATAACAAGCGTTATACAATGCGTGATATCGGCAAACTAGAAAAGCGTGTAGAAAGACTAGAATATTACACACTTCTTAGTGTTCTTGAGCAGCAAGCATTAAACATGCAGATCAAAGATGCTAGTGGATTTGAAAGATTTAAAAGTGGTTTTGTTGTAGATAATTTTGAAACTCATAAAGTTGGTAAAGTAAGTTCTATTGACTATAAGTGTTCTATTGATACTAAACAGTCTGTACTAAGATCACAAGCAAGAGAAGATAGTATTGATCTAACAGAAGTTAATACTAAGGAAGATGAGAGAGTTGTAGCAGGTTATGTTAGAAACGGTGACGTTCTAACTCTACCTTACAGTGAATTAACTCTCCTCGAAAACCCATTCGCAACTAAGAAGATCAATCCAAATCCATTTGTTGTTATTCAATATGTGGGTGACGCATCTCTAGATGCACCTGTTGATTCTTGGTATGAAAATACTGATGCTCCTTTAATTACAGATAATAATACACAACTCTATACAATTTTCTTAGCAAAGGATAATGTAAGGGAAGCGTATTCCAGCATCTATAATTCTTATGCTGTTAATTGGGTAGGATCTGATCAAAACTTCTTTAATATTAATTCTCTATCAGAAATAAACTCTGATGCAGTTACTTCTTCTGTACAGATTGCTAATGTAGGAAGTTCATCTAATATTAGTCCTCAAAATAATGAGACTGGTAAAGGTATACAAACCAAAGTAATTGGTGAAACTGCTATTGCTAGTTCTCTACAACAGTTTGCTAGATCTAAAGCAATTAAATTTAATGTTCGTAGAATGAAACCTAATACTAGAATATATCCTTTCCTTGAAGGAAGAGATATTTCTAGGTGGACTAATGCTGATCTTAGATATAGTGGAGTTGCTGGTAACTCATTGTCTACATTTGGTTCTGCTATTACCACAGATGATGCTGGTAATGCTAGTGGATTAATTCTAATACCAAATGGATACCCACCAGTTCAAGGTAGCACTTGGAATAATTATATCTACAATACACAGTACGACACAAATGCAGAACAACTGCAGTTTACTGTGGGCGAAAAAACCATTAGATTCACATCTAGTTCAACTGACCAACCTAAGGAGAATGTCGAAACATTTACCGAAGTCAAATATTACCCAACAGGAGTCCTTCCTACAAGTACATCTACAGTTACTTCTACACTCCCTGCAAATCTCAAAACAAATGAAGGAAAACAAATTGTTGATACAGACACTGGATCAAGTAAGAAACCTTCTCCGTTAACACAAACCTTTAAGGTTGAAAATTTAGACGGTGGATGTTTTGTAACTGGTATCAAACTGTTCTTTAACAAAAAAGATCTTAAAGTTCCAGTTAGAACATATCTAACAAACACTGCTAGTGGAAAACCAGGGAAATCAATTATTCCTGGTACTGAATCTACTATTGCTCCAGAAACAAAATTAAAAGTATTCATTTCTCAAGATGCATCTATTGAAATTGCAGAAACTATTATTGGATCTATTTCTGGTGCATCTGGTCCTGTCTATAAAGTATTTGATAGGACTGGTACAGAAGTACTACCAGGGTCAGCAGATAAGATTCCTCTTTCTGCAGATCAGGTTTATACCTTAGTTCTTTCTAATAATAATGGTTCAAACTTTAGTGCTGGAGAAGTATTAACTGTACCATCTTTAACACTAGCAAACAATACAAACAACACTACAATTTCTCTGACTATTGCTAGAGACTCTGGTAAGTTGGTTGATCTTAAAGTTCTAGCAACTGGTACAAATTATGATACTGCTTCAATGGTTATTGAAAGTCCTCAATTACCAGGTGGTACAACTGCTACAGGTAGTCTAGGTGTTTCTGGTGGTAAAATTTATAATTCAGAAGTATCAATTTCTGGTTCTGGATATACTAGTGCTCCATCTATTGTAATCAATGGTACTGGTTCAGGAAATGCAGGTGCCTCTATTCAAAGTGTTGTTGATATCGATACTCCTGGTGTATCAATGGGTGTTGCTACAAATCTTTCAACAGATGTACAAGGAAGTATAGGAACTGTATTTAATTTTGAATATCCAGTATATTTACAAAATAATGCTGAGTATGCATTTGTTGTAGAAACTGATTCTACTGAGTATGAAGTTTGGGCATCAGAAGTTGGTGCTGTTTCTGGATCTGGAACTGTTACTCCTATCTCTGGTCTTGGATCTGTATTCAGATCTCAAAACGTAGAAAGTTGGACAGAAGATCTTAGAGAAGATATTAAGTTTACTTTAATGCGTGCAGAGTTTGATAATTCTAGAACTGCTAGTGTCTTACTAACAAACGATCAACTTGGATTTGAAACAATGAGTCTTGATCCTGTTTCTACAAGTAGTGAAGCGTTCAGTAGTGCTACACTGAAGAAATTTAGAGGAAACAATAAGTATGTTCGTGTCCATCATAGAGATCATGGTTTTGAAGAAGGTGGTAAGTCTTACGTATTCTTTAAAGGTGTAGGCGATACAGGTGGTGTTGCAGCGTCTACAATTAATACTAATCTATTCCAAGTAGAAAATGTTGGTGTTGATAGTTTCAATATTGTATCACCTACAGAAGCAAGTTCTAACGATATTGGTGGTGGTGTTGCAGGTTTAGTTTCTAATAACAGAAAGTTTGAAAAACTATATGCTGATATTGGTTACCTTTCATTTAAAGAGACTAAGATTAGTTCTTCTGTAAAAACAACTAATATTATTCCTATTGATAATGGACCTGTAAACTATGCATCATATTCACAAACTGGATACGAAAAAACTTTCATCAAACAAGAGCATTACTTTATCAATCAAAAAGTAGTTGCTTCTCGTGTTAATGAACTATACAATGGTCTATCCAATTCACTAGTATACAAACTAGATCTATCATCTGATATATCTAATCTATCTCCAGTTATTGATCTAAGAACTAGTTCTGTTAAAACTATTAGTAATAGAATCGAATCTGCTGTAGGAACTGAAAAGAGATATGGTAGACAGAATCAACTCTTAGAGTTCTATAAAATTTATGAATTTGCTATTACTGGAAACAGTGGTACTGATATAGATGTAGGTCAGACAGTTGATTCTACAACAAATACTAATACATCTGAGGTTGCTGGTTTGAAAGGTGGTAGTGGTAAAGTCCTAGCATGGGATACATCTACTAATACTGTAACTGTACAGTTAAGAAATAGCGGACAATTCAAAGCATCTGAAGCATTGACTTTCTCTACTCAGACTTCTTTAACTGGTGTTACAATCACAAACTCTGGAGCAACTGAAGTTAAACCATCCTTTAGTATCAATACTACATTGAATGCATACAACCTATCACAGAGTTCTTCTATCGCTGATGATGAATTATATCTTGATAAGATAAGTGGTAACATTGTTGACTGGGATGCACAGTCACAGGTATTGACTGTATTCAATGATAAAGAAGCAATCAATGGAGATTTCACTGCTGCTGTAACAGGTGGTTCTGCATTTACTAGAAACGCAACACCTACAAGTCAGTTACCTGACGTTTTCCGTGTTGGAGATGCAGTTCAGTATGTAAATCAAGCATCAAATACAAATGATTGGTGGATTGTTAAGACGGTAGGTTATACTGCTGGTGTTGAATTTGTTGCTGAAAACAGATCTAAAAATACATCTGGTGTTTCTAAGTACATAACAAAAGAAATTTCTCTAGAGAATCCAGGAACAACTATTGATGTTAAATTAACAGCAAATATTAGAGAAGTATCTAATATTAAAGTCCTTTACAAAATTAAAGAATCATCTAGTGAACAGAACTTTGATGATATTGAGTGGGCATTCTTTAACATTACAGGTATACCAGATATTGATATTGAAGCATCTGCAGAAAATGAGATCTCAGGTCTCTTTGAAAAACAAGATTCTTATCAACAATTACCATTCAGTGTAAGTAATTTACCAGAGTTTACATCATTTGCAGTTAAAGTTATTATGGAATCTGATAATCCAGCATACGTACCTAAGGTACAAGACCTGAGAGCGGTGGCGAGTTTCTAATGTACAAGGTTGAAGGCGAAGATGGTCTGTATAGAGACCCCAATACAAATGCTATAGTTAATAAAGATACAAAGTTATTTGAAAAAGTAAGAGCTTCTAGAGTTAGACAGGAACTTCAGGATCAGGAACTAAAAAATCTCAAAGATGAAATAACTGAGCTCAGATCGCTTTTACGTGCTATAATAAATAGATCAGACTATTCATGAATTATTATGTCTTGCACAGATACAACAAAACTGAAAGGTGAATTTGAGGCACAACTCAAAGATGCCGATACAAAAATTACGAAAGTAAAAGAAGAACTGGTTAAACTTAACGAGTACCGCACAAAACTAGTTGGTGGTTTAGAAACTCTTGCTCTGTTAGAAGAACAGAACAAAGATCATGAACACACAGACGGAGAGGCAGCAGGTACACCAGCAAGTGTAGAACCAGCATAACGAGTTTTCCCCTCGCTAAATAGTGGGGGGTTTTATTTTAGACTAATGGCGGCAATACCTATAAATTTGATTTGCGAGAAGGGTACAGATTTCGCTGCAACGTTCAACATCCAGAACGAAGCGAACACTACCCCTTTGAATCTTACTGGATATACCGCTGTTGCTAAGCTAAGAAGAAGTTACACATCATCTACTGCAACTGACTTTGTTGTCGATTACCCAGATAGATATAATGGTGCCTTATCAATATCTTTAGCAAATGCAACAACTGCTGCATTAGAAGCCCGAAGATATGTTTATGATATACTTTTGACTGCTCCATCAGGAACTAAGTCAAGAGTCATTGAAGGAATTATAGAAGTAACCCCAGGAGTATCCTGATGCCTACGTATAACGTCAGTGTACAGAATTCTAACTACAATGTAGTTACTCCTGCGCAGAAAAAGTATGCGGTTGGTGTTACCTATGATATACCCGCTAAATATCTACAGAATAATAATATTGTTCTGGATGACTTTACTAGTCAGTTCAACAATTCTCAAACTGTTTTTAATTTAACAGCTAGTAACGAGACATATGTTCCAACTGACTCTAGTCAAATCATTGTTTCTGTAAATGGTGCAGTTCAACACCCAGGTGTTGATTATTCAGTAACTAACAATCAAATTGCTTTTAGTACTGCTCCTTCTGTAGGAGATAAAGTTTTCATTGTTGCTTTAGCAACAACTGCAGATCTAACGAGAACAATTAATTTTGTTCATAGTAGTGGATCTATGGATATGACTGCTGGAACCAAAGGTGAATTACAAATAGATGTTACAGGACAAATCGATACATGGACTGTCGTTGGTGATGTCGTTGGATTTCTCAGATTAGATATTGAGAAATGCAGTTATAACGATTATCCAAATGGATTTTCTTCAATTGTTAGTACGGACTATCCTACTATCATTGCGGGAAATTTAAAAGGAACTAACGATAACCTAACATTATGGGACAAAAATTTGATCGCAGGAGACATCCTAAGATTCAAAGTACAAGGCGTGACGATCATTAGAAGATTTATGGTCGGTCTGAAAGTCTTGTTATGATAAATAATTTACGGTTGAAAGATTTATAAATAAACGTAAGCAAGCACAACACAAACATCGGAGTTAAGTTAAATGGCACTGCTAGTACCTAATATTGGCGAACTTGAGTCGCTTCGTTATCTAATTAATAACAACAATCATGTTCTTGATCGTGAGGATAATGCTCCCCGTGATCTAATTCTAAAGCTGTATAGCAGCGACACAACACCTGCTGAGGGAGACGTTCCTTCTGCAACTGCATACTATGAACCATATGCTAATGGTAATACCAACGGGTACGGTAGTGCATCTTCAACTGGTTATCCTTTAGCTGTTAACAACAGAACTGAAGCTCGCTACGACTACACTGCTCAGTATGGTATTCTCCTAAACGGTGCTCGCTGGAAAATCAACCAAGACTCTTCTGCTAACGTTGTAACTACTGCTACATATCCCGAACAGACATTTACCTTCACTAGTGCCGCTGGTAATATCTACGGTTACTATATTGTAAGAGCAAACGACATGCCTGTTTCAGTACATGGTGTTGTTGATGCTGCTTCTGGTGCTGCTGCCGCTACTATCAACAAAGGTAGTTCTGGTTCTCCATGTATCGGTGTTATCGGACAAGATTACATCACATTGCCTAACACTGCATCCATCATGGACAATGTTACTCTTGGTATGCAAGTTAGTGCAGCAACAACTAGTGCTATTGCAGCAAGTGGTGTATTTGTTGGAGGAATTGACCGTGCAACTCGTAGAATCTATCTTTGCGATTCTAGTAACGTTGCTGTTCTTCTTACTGATAACATTCAGGCAGCGACTGATCCTACAATCAACCTAAACTATACTGTAGTCACTACAAGTGCAGCGCATAGTTTACAGGCAGGAGACGTTATTTACGTTGCTCGTGGTTCTTCTAATACTACAACTACAGAAAATACATACACTATCTTTAGTACTCCTTCAGGTACTACATTCGAGACTACACCTGCTCTTGATGGAACTGGTAACCTAACTCTTTATAGCAGCATAATGTTCGCTGAAAGATTTACAAATGGTCCATATCCAATTCAGAACAACGGTGACCAAATTAAAGTTACTCTAAACATCAGTCTCGACTGATATCTGACTTTTCTTTATATCATAAATTCAGTGGGGGACTTGTTTATAGTCCCCCTATTTTTTTGATACTGTATGGCGAACTACGTATATGCTGATACGAATACAGATCTAGACCTAACGTTTGAGACAGAAAACTTAGGTCAAATTTCTGCGTCTGGAACTACAGCAGATTACGGAGACCTTACAGCAACACCAACAAATTTATTAACAAATACTCCCCTCCTAGCAGAAAGTAATATTGATGGAGATAGAGGAGAGATTGTAAATCAAAGTATTACACCTATGGGCGCTGTTGCGTCTATGACCTCTACAACGAACGAAGCATTTGCTAGGACGAGTTATCTCGGTTCTGGTAGTATCGCAGCGTCTGGTATCGCTGGGCAGTCACTCAAACGTATCTGGATTGGTTCAGGAACCATATTCGAGATGTCTGATGGTATGGAACGAAGTTCCGCATTCTGGGTTGGTTCAGGTGGACCTGCATTTGATGGTGCGGCGGTAGAAATATTCAACGCATCTTATAATACCGATTCTGATCTACTATTATCAGATGAAGACTATGGAACTATAGAACCCTTACACGAGGGTTATCTACAAAATCAAAAAGCGCTTCTGGGTACAGGTGTAGACCCATTTCCAACTCCAGATAGCGGAAGCATTACAGAACCTTTCAGCGAGGGAGAGGACGACCACGGTTCTATAGTATTTGGACAGAGACGCAGAACTGTTCATGATACACAAACAGTAGAAGCAGCTAGAGGTAAGTTTACATTAGGTGAGCGTAAGGAAACTGGTTTACGCTATCAAACAAGGACTACTGCTACAGGAATCCCTGATATGCCTATCAATAGGTATGAATGGATTGGAACTGGAGTTATTGTTGGATTCCGTGGTGAAGTATCTGAAAGATTTAAACCTACATTTGGACAAACAGGTACTGGACTCTTTGCTGTAACAGGTGGAGCAAACGAAGCATATAGTAATAAAACACAAGGTTCAAGGAGGAACTTCCCAGGAGCGCTCAGGTATAATTCTAATCTAGAAGAAGGAAGAATTCACATATGTGATATTACCTTGGGATTATGGCGTCAAGGGTTCAATACCTATAGAAATGAAGCTACAGTACGTGTTTCATTTGCTAAAGAAGCATCTGGATCACTATTCAGCGTTGGTGCTGGTGTAGAGACAGCAGCATTCCATCAGAGTCAAGGTTCTATTAATCTCTTCAGTTCTGAAGATTACGATCTTATTACATCATCTGGTACCACAGAAGACTTTGGTACTACAACAGAAGGTATACCACAAGGTGCTGTTGACCACGGACATATTGGATTTAGTGGAGATGTCTTTGGTGGTAC